CATTGCTCCAACTGTGTCAGAAATAGTTTCTGCCAGTGAAACGCCATCAATTGTTAGTGCATCAGTTTCAAGTGTACCATCTATATCGACATTACCAGATATGTCTAAAGATGCAGCTGTAACTGAACCTGTTGTTGTTAGGTTCTCATTACCAAAACTAATTGCACCAGAACTATCGGTGATAGAACCAGCAGCTAATGCAAGAGTTCCACCATTAAGGGTAGTTGCGTTTACTGTTGTAGTAGCAAGTGTTGTAATTGTGGCAGATGTGATTGTTCCACCAACAACACCAGAAATTGTTGGAGCAGTTAAGGTTACTACTGTTGCAGTTGCACTAATGCCACTTGATAATGATGTACCATCCCCAATTTTAGTATAAATTTCTAAAAAGTTATCATTAATTTTGTCTCCGGCAACACGAAGGGTATCGCCAGTGCCATCATTGACTGCATCCCCAATACCAAGCGTTTGATTTGCCATTTATTGTATTCTCCCAAGTACATTTAATGCGATAGAACATAATGTATTCTTCTTATTTGTTATATTTAGTCAATCGTTGCAATAGGTGATGCAACAGATTCTACTTGCCAAACACCATCTGTACCATCGTCTGTTAAGCAAGTAATTCTTGCTCTTGATCCAACTACCGTAGAGGCAACGAATGTAAATGCATCTCCTGCATTATCAAAAACTGCATTTGCAGCAGTTCCACCAGAAAGACTTAACGCACCAACAAAGTTACCACCAGAACCAGCAATATTAACAATTGTACTTGTACTACCACCAACAGCAGTCATAACTATAAAATCATAATACAAGCCGGGATTAGTTGTTGCAGCAGCAGGTAAGTTGATTACATTATTTTCTGTGCCATGAATTAAAATAGTTGCACCAGATTCGGCAGCAGTAAGTGATGCTGTTACAGAACCAGATGCATTAAATTCAGTTTTGATTGGTTTTCTTGCACGAATAACAGTTGAGGTAAATTCGCCGTTTGTTGTAATTCCTGTATCGTGAACGTGTGTAAGATTAATCTCTGAGTTTGCACCCATTGTTATAACAGCAGCATCAGATAATAATTTAATATCGTTACCTGCTACAACATCTTTTGCAACCGACAAACCACCATCCGTCTGTAGTGAACCATCCGTTGTTGATGTTGCATCTGTTGCATCGTCTGTTTTTAGAATACCACTTGCAGTTAAAGCAGCAACAGTAGTTGCACCAGCCACATCGACTGCACCTGAGAAGTCACCAGTTGCAGCATCAAGTTCCCCAGTGATGGTAAAATTACGACCACCTGTATAATCTTTATTGGCATCCAATACCATTGCTTTACTTGCGATGGCATTACCAATTGCAGTCGAACCTAAATCAAGTGCATTAATTTCACCAGCAACAGCCGTAACACCTGTTAAGTCTGTCGGTGCAATTGTGATGTTAGCAGTACCATCAAAACTTACTCCAGCAATTGTCCTTGCAGTTGCTAGTGCAGTTGCTGTAGATGCATTACCCGTTAAACCACCAACAAATGCTGTTGATGTAATGCTTGTTGCGCCAGTAACCACACCAGCGTCAATAACAATTGCACCATCAAGAACAATCTGCTGGCCTGATAATGGTGTAATTGTCAAGTCTGTACCAGCAGTACTGGTTATCGCATTCCCGTTGATATTAATATTATCTACTTGGAGTGCAGTCAATGTTCCTACTGAAGTGATATTTGTTTGTGCTGCACCAGTAACGGTAGCAGCAGTGCCTGAAGTATTACCAGTCACATTACCAGTTAATGTACCAACAAATCCTGTAGCAGTAATTTTACCAGTGCTTGGGTTGTATGTTAAAGTTCCGTCCGATTCCAACCCAAGATTACCACCATCAACATCACCACCAGCAGTGAAGATGAGAGCATTGTTCTCATTTGTAGATTCGTTATCTGTTATTGTAACGGTTGTTGCTAATGTTGCAAGGGCTACGGCAATATTTGCTGTTCCATCAAAAGAAGTTCCACCAATAGTTCTGGCAGTTTCTAGTGCTGTAGCAGTGGATGCATTACCAGTAAGAGGTCCAGCAAATGCGTCAGATGTAACTGTTCCATCGAAGAAAGCATCTTTAAATTCTAATGAACTTGTGCCTAAATCAATATCATTATCTGTTACTGGAGCTAACGCACCATCTATTAACTTTATTTGGTCTGCACCACCAGCTCTAAATATAATATTATTATCTGTTGCAAAATCTATATCATTGTCGGCATCTCTACCTATAACCAAACTTGTGTTAGTTAAAGAAGTAATTGTTGTTTGTGATGTACCTAAAACAAAATCTAAAGTATTATCCCCATCTTCGTATGTAACAGTAATTCCAGTTTCAGTATTACTTCCCACCATTGCACCGACAGTATCAGAAATAGTTTCTGCTAAAGTCGCACCATTGACGGTGATTGCGTCTGCTTCTAATGTTCCGTCAATATCAACATTACCAGAGATATCTAAATCTGCCATAGTAGCAGTTCCAGTTATTGTTGGTGCAGTTAAAGTTTTATTTGTAAGAGTTGCTGTTGAAGTTGTTGAAACTAAAACTCCGTCACTTCCAGACGGTAGTGTAAGAACATTATTTGCAGATTCAGAGTGTGGTGCCCCTATAAGTGTTTGAGCGTGAGCGTTTGAAGACTCACAATAGAATTTTATTTGTGAAACTGCTGAGCCATTGTTTTTGAGGTCGATAAGGCCACCAGTTAAGAACAAATTGCCGCCATCTGACATATCTAAGGTAAATGGAGTAATTGTAGCTCCACCATCATTACCTTTGATTACAAAATCTTTATCAGATACCGCAGTTGTGATTACATAATCACTTGAACTATTTGTGTGCGTTGCGATTGTAGTTCCGTCATCTTTGAATACGATATCAGCACCGCCAGCATCAAGAATAATATCTCCACCAACATCAAGAGTTAAATCTCCAGCTGGAGATATGGTAGATGCAGTTAGTGTGCTACCAACGACAAGTGTTCCCGATACATCAAGGTTACCATTAACATCAATGGTTGTAGCATTAATTTCTATTTCTGTATCAGCTACTAAGTCTAAAACCCCGTCTGCACTTTGGTGAATATATGTTCCCGAATCTCCAAACTGAAGTTGTCTGGTGCTGTTAAGAAGAACACCTGTATCAGCAACATGTGTGAGTGTTGTATCTTGATCTGCGCCGAAGTAAATTACTGAACTATCTGCAAGATAAATATCAGACCACTCTAATGAAGTTGTGCCAAGAGTGGCACCATCAGCTGACGATGGTGAAAAACTGGTTGTTGCAAGTGCAGCAGTCAGAGTTACTACTGAAGCAGTTGCACTAATACCACTAGTCAAAGAAGATGCATCTCCGATTAGAGTATAAATCTCTAAGAAATTGTCATTAACTTTATCTATAGCTACTCGTAGATTATCGCCAGTGCCATCATCTGCTGCACTACCTATTCCAATTGATTGATTTGCCATCTATACTCTCCTAGTGTTATTTATCATAAAAATATGGTTATTAATCATGTAGGATCACCAAATGGATTAGATTCCGAAAAGTCTAAGACTGTATCATCTAATGTATCAAACAATTCATTTTGTGCGGTCTTGTCATTTACATAATCACCAATATAATAATCTTCAGATATAATATATTCATTATCGCCAGTTTCAAGTAGAATACTTTCACCAAACGACGATGGATCATCACCCACACTAACTGTTGTGGCATCTACAGTAACATATGTTATATCAGATGTATAAGATCGATCTACAGTTAATCCCTCACCAACAACTGATGCATTTTCAAGAGTAATTTGATATTCGGAACTGGCAATTGATAGAGAATCTTCTATTGCATCAATTTCAGTAATACCTGTTTCAAGCGTTTCTGAACCATAATCAAACAGACGACACCTCATTTTATAAACTGGGTTGTTGTCCAATTGATGGAAAGGTTCATCATGATCTACAAAGTTAATCTCAAATAATTTTTTAAGTACAGGGTGATAAATTGCATCACCCTCAAGAGGACGATCAGAATCAGTCGCATCAGTTTCATTTATGATATAAAATATATCACCTGATAGCGCAGATTCAGAAATTGAGCCAGCCTCCAATTGAATAGAACCAGACGATGTTGAGTCTGTTGATGTTTCAATCTGTATTTGTTTTGTTTTTTCTTGAAATCTTGTCTTACTTACAACAAAGGTTGCTTCACTTAGGTTCTGTAAACCAAACTGAGACATCAGTTCTTGTTCTCCAGCATAACCACCACCAGAATCTTCCATATACATTTCGATAAGAGATTGGGTGTTGAACTTGGATAGTGCATCTTCACCAAGAACATTATCTTCTGCAACAAGTGTGCGGTCAAGATAATATACATCGTGACCATGAATTTGAATTGCTTCTGCAATCAAATTAGCATATAATGATTGTTCAGCTGTAATTACTTGTCCCGTAGTCATTAGCTTGGACTCCCTACATCACCAAATGGATTTGACTCATTGAAATCCAGCAATGTATCATCTAATTCATCAAACAACTCATTTTGAGCTGTCTTATCTATAACACCATCACCAACATAATAGTCTTCTGATATAATGAACTCATCGCCACCAGTTTCAAGTAGAATACTTTCACCAAACGACGGTGGATCAACCGGCACTAATGTACTATCCAGAGTTATCTCTGAAGAAGAGAGGTCAAAATAAGTAAAATCTAAACTAAACGGTTGGTTAACAATTGATGGATTTTCAAGAGTAATCTGATATTCCGAGCTAGCAATTGATAGAGAATCTTCAATTGCATCAATTTCTGAAATACTTGTTTCAAGCAATTCTGAGCCATAATCGAATAAGCGACAACGTAACTTATATACTGGATTGTTGTCTAATTGATGAAAAGGATCGTCATGATCTACAAAGTTAATCTCAAATAATTTCTTTAGTGTTGGATGATAAATTACATCACCCTCAAAAGGACGATCAGCATCAGTTGCCGCAGTTTCATTTAAAATATAAGATATTTGGCTATCAGAAACCGTACCAGATTCTAATTGAATTGCACCAGATGATGTTAAGTCTGTTGCCGTTTCTATTTCTAATTGTTTTGTTTTTTCTTGAAACTTTGTTTTACTTACAACAAAGGTTGCTTCACTAAGGTTTTGCAAACCAAACTGGGACATCAATTCTCGTTGGCCACCAAAGCCGCCACTAGAATCTTCCATATACATTTCAATGAGAGCCTGTTTATTAAACTTGGATAGAGAATCTTCACCAAGAACATTGTCTTCTGCGACAAGTTTGCGGTCAAGATAATATACAGAGTGCCCTCTATGGTGAATAGCTTCTGTAACTAATTCCGAATATAAAGATTTCTCAACTGCTAAGTGTGTGCGCCACCGAAAAGCACGAGGTTGGTTAGAAATTGCGGCTGGAA